TCCCCCGGTAATCCAGAGGAATGTTATACAGCTGAAGTAGCTAAATTTTATGATACAGATGTGCCAGATGAAGCAAACAACGGGGATTTTTTTGAAAACGGNGTTTGGTCGCCTGCCCCCGTTTATGTTCCTCCCGCCATCGAGCCTGAACCGTCGGCTGAAGTAATTTAACAGGTGCGTAATGGAAATGCAGGGNATTATCAACCTNNNTGCGGGGACGGCATTAGCGGTTATGGGNTGGTTCGCCCGGCAGCTGTGGGATGCTGTTGCTGATCTTCGGGTNGACGTTCACACAATTGAAGTAAATTTGCCAACAAACTATGTTAGGCGTGATGAGCACAGTGAATCTATGAAGCGTATTGAGGATATGCTTGGTAAGATTTTCGACAAACTAGACGGCAAAGTAGATAAATGACCGATGGACCCATTAACTATTCTTGCGATAGCGCAAACGGCATATAGCGGCCTAAAAGCAGGAATAGCGGCTGGAAAAGAAATCCGGTCGATGGCGAATGATTTGTCGGATTTGTGGGGCAGTTTAGCAAAACTCACCCAACTTGCTGCTGAACCGCCCCAAAAAGGGCTTTTTAACAGAAAATCCGCAGAACAAATTGCCATTGAGCGCTATACGGCTAAAGCTGAGGCGCAAGATTTGGCGTTAAAAGCTAAAAATATGTTTGTTGGTCAATACGGGTTGGCGGCGTGGGACCAAGTTCAGCGTGAGGTAATTAGTATTCGCAAGGAAATTGAAAAAGAGCGCTGGGAAGAAGCTCGCAAGCAGGCGCAAAAAATGGAAGATATTCGGGAAGCAGCTGTTGTCAGCTTCATTGTTATATTATTGCTAACTATAATGATGGTTGTAGGGATTATACTTTTAAGGAGTTAAGTATAATGAAAATGTCCGATGAAGGCAGGCGCGATCTGCTGCAAAAGTTTGAGGGTTGCAAGCTCAAGGCATATAAATGCCCCGCTGGCATTTGGACTATTGGTTATGGCCACACTTCTGCCGCTGGTGATCCTNCTGTTTATGATGGTATGACCATTACGCAGGATAAGGCTGAGCAAATTCTGGCCCGCGATTTGGCCAAATTTGAACGCAGCGTAGCAGGATGCGTTACGGTTGAACTTGACCAGCACCAATTCGATGTTTTGGTGGATTTTGCATATAATGCTGGCGTTGGGGCGCTGCAAAAGTCTACTTTGCTTAAAAAAGTCAATGCGAGCGATTTTGACGCTGTTCCAGCTGAGTTGATGAAGTGGACTAAGGCGGGCGGCAAGGAATTGCCCGGCTTGGTTCGTCGTCGGCAGGCAGAATGTGCGGTTTGGGCGCTGGCCCACAACCATCCGCATGAGGAGCCAGATCATCGGGCCGAACCTGATCCCGTCTCAATTGAGCCACAAAAAACCATGTTGGAAAGCAAACAGGGCAACGCTGCTATCGCCACAACGGCGATTGGTGGCTTAAGCGCAGCAAAAGAAGTAACGGCTCAGGCCCAAGATGCAACTGATCTTGTAAGTACGGTTACTGGGTTGTTGCATAATACTAATTTTCTATTAATGTTGGCCTTGGTCGGTCTTGGACTGGCCATTTGGTATTGGCGCTCACAGCACATGAAGGAACATGGCCTATGATCGCATTTTTGTTAACCCCGATTGGGAGATATGTTGCCATTGCCGTCCTTGCTGTTATTGTTGTTTCTGGCGTTTACTATAAAATTAGAGCGGACGCTGTTGCCGATATGGAAGCGGCTGCTCAAACGGATATACTGAGGAGAACCCAAAATGCGGTTAATGCTGGTGATCGGGTTGACAATTCTGATGGCGGGTTGCTCAAGTCTGACAAGTACCGTCGGGACTAATGGTGCGGTTTGCAATGTTTGGCAACCGACTACTTACAGCTCCAAAGACACAAAAGAGACAATTGCCGAGATAAGAATTGGCAATGCACGGCGAGATGCTTGGTGCAACCAGTAAAAATTGGTGCTATAGTGCCGCTAGGAGATAGGGTAAATGGTTTCTCAAACGGGAATGACTTTTACGGAATTGCAGAGCGACGTTCGTAATTATCTCGAACGTGGTTATTCTGCCGCCGTCGATCCTATCGTTTATCAGCAAATTCCACGCCTTATTACCCTTGCTGAGCGCAGAATTGCGACAGACCTGAAGATTCAAGGCTTTATTGTTGCTTTGACTAATACAATGGTTGCCGGAACATCTGTTTANCAAAAACCAGATCGTTGGAAAAGCACAGTATCCATTAACTTTGGCACAGGCACCGGTAACACCACAAGAACGCCACTGTTTGCTCGCTCTTATGAGTATGTCCGCAACTATTGGCCCAATGAGGCGCTGACGGATCAACCCAAGTATTACGCTGATTATAACTACAATAATTGGCTTATTGGCCCAACNCCTAACCAAAATTATCCGTTTGAGGTGCTTTATTANGAACTTCCTCCCTTGCTGAGCGATATTGTCCAGACAAATTGGCTGACAGAATATGCACCACAATTGATACTTTATGGTGCTTTGCTTGAAGCCACACCATTCCTTAAAAATGATGAGCGTATTCAGGTTTGGCAAGGATTTTATGATCGCTCACTGCAAGCGATAAACAATGAAGATTTGAAGCGCATGATCGACCGCGCAGCAATAAGGACTGGATCATAACATGAGCTATACAAACATATTTGGTGGTTCAACGATATATCCAAGCGANGTATCTTATTATGCCCTTAATTTTTCGACAGATATGGTCCTTAACTGGCCTTTGGACACAACGGCAAGCACAAATATCGCTGCCCGCATTATTGATTTAAACGCTTCAGTAAGTGGACTAAAGGTTTATTTGCCAGCCGCAAATCTTGCAGCCCAAGGGCAAACTATACTTTTTAACAATGTTGGGCCAAATACGGTTAACATAGTAAATGCTAATGGAACGACTGTTGTTGCTCCCGCATCTGGTGAATTGTGGCAAATTTATATTACAGACAATTCGACAGCGGCTGGCACATGGCAGACCCTGCGGTATGGAGCAAGCGTTTCTACTACAAATGCCGCTGCTTTGGCGGGAGCTGGATTGGTCGCCATTTCGACGCAATTGGCTCAATCTCTTCCTGTAACAACATTTAATTCGACATATACAACAGGGGCTACGGACCGTGCTTCACTTTTAAATTGGAATGGTGGCTCAGGAACTTTAACGCTACCATCCCCAGCTCTTGTTGGCGCAAATTGGTTTATACAGGTAAGAAATTCTGGAACCGGGGCACTAAATATCGCCTGTACTGGTTCGTATTTAATTGATGGAAATTCATCTAAAACAGCAAATCCAACTGATTCTTGCACTATTGTTTCAGATGGTACGGCATTTTATACAATTGGGTTTGGGCAAAATGTTAACTTTGCCTTTACTTATACTGCTATAGCTTTGCCATCGTCTGGAACATATACATTAACAACGGCACAGCAAAATAAAACAGCTTATAAATTTACAGGTGCTTTGACTGGCAATATGATTGTTTATGTTCCACCAACCGTACAACAATATTGGGTTAATAATTCAACAACAGGTGCTTATACATTAACACTTAAAACAACATCTGGAGCTGGCATTACTGTTGACCAAAACCAGCATCAAATTTTGTATTGTGATGGCACCGACATGATTAATGCCTCTACACAAGGCATTTCCACGCCAATTTCTATTGCTAATGGTGGTACTGGCGCAATTAATGCCAGTGGAGCCAGAATTAATCTTGGCGGAACCTCCATTGGTATTGGTGTGTTTACTGCTACAACGGTCGCGTCTGCCCTTTCATCACTGGGGGCAAGTGCTATTGGCGCAAATTTGTTTACGGCCACAGATGCAGCAGCGGCGCGAGGATATTTGGATGTTTATTCAACATCGCAAACTGAAAGCGAAGCTATTATTTATGCAATAGGTCTTGGGTAATGACTCAAAAAACGGTCCATATTGAATCACTGCCCGGAATTAAACGTGATGGAACACGTTTTCAGGGTGATTTTTACGTTGATGGTCAATGGGTTCGTTTTCAAAATAAACTTCCCAGAAAAATGCGTGGTTACAATAAATTTACTGAAACCCTTAATGGCCCAGCAAGGGGTATGCACAGTTTTCTTGCTAATAATAATTTATATACGCACATTGGAACATCTGGATTTTTGCAAGAAGTAACCATTTCAACGACTAACGGCACAGCTTCTGCCGCGATTGACAGAACACCCGCATCTTTGCCTGCCTCAGATTATAATCAATGGCAGTTTGATACGTTATTTGACCCAGTAACAACAAAATCATCAATTCTTGCTCACGCCGCTCCAAATATTAATGATATTTCTAATACAACAACTGGAAATATTTATATCGGTGACATGACCAGTAGCTCACAGCTTACTGTTTTAGGCGCTGGTTCGATTTACACTTTTGGTTCTATTACAGCTGGAACGCTATATACAACAGGAACTTATGTAAATGTGCCATTAACTGGCGGAACTGGGTCTGGGGCAACTGCAACTATAGTTGTATCTGGCGGTGGTGTTACATCTGTTACCCTTACATATGCCGGTATTAACTATACAGTCGGAGATGTTTTATCAGCTGCCACATCTAGAATTGGCGGCACTGGGTCTGGTTTTTCTATTCCCGTTGCTACAACAGGGCCATCCTCTCCATCTGTTTCAGGTGGATTTGTGGTGTTGTATCCATACGTTATGGCTTATGGCTCAGCTGGTTTGGTGGCTTGGTCAAGTCCCTCTGACCCCACAAATTGGACTGCATTTAGCGGTGGCGGAACTGCCAATGTNACAGGACAAAAAATTGTGTATGGGCTTCCAACCAGAGGTGGCGCAGCCAATTCACCGTCTGGTTTGCTTTGGAGCCTAGATAGCTTAATTCGCGTATCTTATGTTGCCGGCACAACAATTTTTAGCTTTGATACAATTAGTGATGAAAGCTCTATTCTTTCCTCACAAGGCGTTGTTGAATATGATGGAATTTATTATTGGGTCGGTATTGACCGATTCCTTATGTATAATGGCGTTGTCAAAGAAATTCCTAACGCGCTTAATTTAAATTTCTTTTTTGACAATTTGAATTTTGCGCAGAGGCAAAAGGTGTTTGCCTTTAAAGTGCCGCGCTGGGGTGAAATTTGGTGGTGTTTCCCATTTGGAAATGCAACTGAGTGCAATTATGCGGTTATTTATAACGTCCGAGAAAACACTTGGTATGACACTCTTTTGCCTAATAATGGTCGTTCAGCAGGGGAATATTCTCGCGGTTATCAATACCCGTTAATGACTGGCGTTACGTCAATCAATTCAATTTATTCATTGGGAACGCTTGTTGGCGGAGGTTCATACACCAACGGCACATATTATAATGTTGCTTTGCGTGAAAATGTTTTTCCAAGGGGAAATGGAGCCACAGCAAATATAACAGTTTCTGGAAACACAGTAACATCCGTGACGCTTATTCAAGGCGGACAAGGNTATTTGGTTGGGGACGTTTTGACCGCTGACGTTAATGATATTGGTGGAACTGGGTCAGGCTTTACAATCAAAGTAGCATCGCTGACTGGTTATAGTCTTTGGCAGCATGAATTTGGCGTTGATGAAATATCTGGACCAGATATTAATGCTATTCAATCGTTTTTTGAAACTTCTGACATATCATTTGTTGCAGCTACTGACAGCAAAGATAAAAGTGTTCGTGTTGTTATGATTGAGCCAGATTTTGTTCAAACAGGTGATATGATTGTTCAAATTCATGGCAGAGCCAATGCTAGAGCGCCTGAAGTTAATGGAGAATCGCATGTTTTCCCAGACACAGCCAATTCACCGCAAGATCAGGTAGTTTTTCTTAAAACTATCAGACGAGAATTGCGGTTTTACTTCGAAAGTAATACAGTGGGTGGAGACTACCAAATGGGTCTGTGTTTGGCTCATATTGAACCTGCCGATGGTACGGTGCTTGGATGATAGGAATTAACCCACGAGGCATGACTGTTATTGAGTGGACGGATCGAATGATTCCAGAATTAACTCAAAATGGTGGAATTGTGGGTCGTTTATTTGATCCAGATCACTGGAGAGAATGGGCTACTGGTGTTATTTTGATTGATACACGTTGGCAAGGTGTTGCTCCCAACCCTTATCAATTTGAAAAATGGGATGATTGGGCTGAACGGTTTTTACAGACAACGAACTAGGGTGTAAATTATGTCAACCGCAACATTAAGAGCTGTGCATTTTGATTTTTCGCATCCCGAAAAACAAAAAAAGTATGCCTCCGGCGGTCTTGCAGCAAAAGCCGAAGATGTTCGTAAGGGTGTTGGCCCTAGCCATGATACTGTTTTGCTTCATGTAAACCCACAAGAATATGAGTTTATGAAGCAGCATTTTGGCCCAGAACGTATCAACCCAAACACTGGTTTGCCTCAATTTGGGTTTTTTAGCGACTTTTTGGTCCCTGTTGCAGCAATTGTGGCGACAGCGTTTCTTGGCCCAGAGGTTGGTGCTGCTGCTGGCAGTGCTTTAGGACTTGGATTAAGTTCAGCTGGTGAAGCAGCCCTTGGTTCGGGCCTTATTGGTGCTGGTATTGGGGGCGTAACTGGTGGTGCAAAAGGCGCTGTTTTGGGTGGTTTAACGGCTGGTATTGGTAGTTATGCACTTGGACCGGCTGGTTTGGGGGTAACTGGTGAGGGCGGCCTGCTTAACAAAGCAACAGACAGCCTTGGCATTACTGGCACTGGCGGATTGACTGAACAACTTGGCTTGGATAAGCTTTTACCGGGGACAACAACTGCTAGTTCAACAGAAGCCGCTAATGCTGGCTCAACAGCTGGGGGCGTGAGAGATGCTAGCATTGCTACAACTAATGGCGTAACTGGGGGTAATGCCGCTTCATGGGATAAAGCAGGGTCTGGTTTAGGCTCTTTGCTTTCTGGCGGTAATTTGACCAAATATGCTCTTCCAGCTCTTGTTTTGGCAAACGCAGTAAGTGGCAAAAAAAGCACCCCATCTACAAACGGCACAAACCCAGATGTAAATTTTTCTACACGCCTTTCTACGCTTCCCTACAGCCGCACCACGCTTCCGGTCGATGTTACACGAGAAGCATACGGCGATACAT